GCTGTTGGTGTTCCAAATAATCTTTTGTTTAGTGGTCTTCCCATTTTTTTTCTCCTATAAAAAGTAGTCCTATGCCCGTTCTATGAGCTACGCTGTGGGTACAGCATAAGTCCGCCTTGCGGCACACTATCTGACATATGTATTTATCTAAAGAGAAAAAAGCCCTAACAAATAAATGCTAGGGCTTTTAAAATAAAGTGATAGGTTGGACTTCAGAATACCAACAATGCGGTTAACAGTCTGTCTGTTTTTCCCGCAAACCTTGCATCAAACAGTTACGTTCGAAAATACATCTCTGTGTCTCCACAGTCATGCAATGCTACTACAGCTACTCGTCAAGTTCGGTGCCTGTAACACCTCTTCCTTGCACTATCTAAGTTACACCGTCGTCTAACTTATATATACATAATAACATCTTTGTATTAGATGTCAACCATAAAAATACATTTTTTTTAATAAAATGTCATTTATTTTTCTAATATGGCGCTGTTTGATTAATTGCTTGTAGCACCAAAGGGTATAGTTATTCATACACTTCTCCTCGTTAAAGTTAAAGTGCGTTCCTTCGCAATGTGCTACTTCCGTCCCGTAGGATGAACGTAATATTATTTAGTCAAAAAAATAGGCTCCGAAGAGCCTATTTTCCGTTTCAGTTTAGCTAAACTTAACTAAAGCTAACGTTACCGTTAGTAATAGCAACTTCACCTAAGTAGTCTGCCGCGTTACCTAGCGACGATGCTGTGTTAGATAACTCAACGTAACCATAACGTGTCATGAATGACACTACTGGTTCGAATGATGTTGGATCTAATACAACGCCACTTGACATCAATGGAATGTATGGGCAATAGAATGCTGCCGCATCTGATTCACTTGAGCCTTTGTAACCAACTAGTACTGGTGTGCTATCAGAAGCATATGAATCAACATATACTTTCATAGCGTTGTTCAATGTACCAACCATTTTAGTGTTAGTTGGTGCTTCGAACGAACCTTCAGTTGTTCTAGCAAATGCACTTGTTGTTGCACTTTGTAGGATTGTTAGCGCAAATGGGCTAACAACTGCAAAGTTACCAGCGCCACGTCTTGTACGCTGTGCAATCAAGTTAGCAGTTCTGTTGATTTGAACTGCCAATGCGGCATGCTCATCACCAACAAAAGTAGCAGTACCACTTACAGACGCTTGGTCATAAGTTTCTACTGTACCTGCTAATGCACGTAATGAAGTTAATACTTCTTGATCAATTTCAGCAGTAATTTCTTGTGCTAAAGCAGCCATAATTTCTGCTTCAACGTCGATACCATGCATAGATTGAGCGTCTTGTGCAGATTCAAACGTCCAGCGAGCTGACAATTTACGTGTCTTAGCTTCAACTGTTTGTTTTAGAATCTGGATACTTAAACGCTTACCAGCTGTACCTTCCATAGAGCCTGTTGAAGAGGCTTCTGGGTTACTGTCGTCATTGTTACCAGCATACGCGGCAGCAATCTTGAATGGGCTTAGAGCCTCATCACCTGCGGCAACATTGTCACCGTTATCACTGTAACGTACACGTAGTGTATGAATTTGGCCTACTGGGCCAGTCATAGGCTGAACACCTACGATTTCGTTTGCAATCACTGTTGGCATAACACGTCTAATCACTGGTAAAATAACTCTATTTAAAGTTGCTACGTTACCTGCTGATGTTGCACCTGCTGTTGCGGACTCTTTCAAATACGTGCGTGTATTTTCTAGAGTTGATTCCATTACAGCTTTCTTTGTGCCTGATAGGCCTTCAAGAAGTGCAGTTTTAGTGTCCTGCCAGCGACCTTCTAATAGTTCTGACATTTGGTTTCTCCTTAATTATGTAATCCAGCTAAACGCTTAAAGTCAACCAAGTTGTCTTTTGCGTCCGCCTGTGAACTAACGTTAGTTTGTGACATTTCGTCACGGTTGCCTGTTACTTCTTTGCCTTCTGTTATTTTCGCCTTCTTCTTAGCTGGAGTGTTTCCGTCAATTACTGCCGGGAGATACTTATCGAACGAACTCTGAAGTCTTTCAGTTTGTACGCTTTCCAGTAAGTCTGTCATAATCTCACGTTGAGCTACACCTAAAGGCGCAACTAAATCGTTTAATTTTTTCTCTCTCTTAGCAGTTTCAACTAAACTCTTCTTTTCAGAAGTAGCTGTCTCTGCAAGAGCTTTAGCCTTAACGGCTAAGGTTTTTGCTTCTGCAATTTGCTTTTCTTTCATGTTAATGACTTTTAGCAATTTTGCAGTCTCTGACTTTTCATTTAGGTAGCTAGTGCTATACTCGGCAGCAAATGCCTCGAATAGTTTGCGACCAAAGTCGTTTGTACGTGCAGTTTCGATATCTTCTTTTAACTGACCAATTTCTTGGCCCAGTTTCTTAGAAACTGTTTCAGATACCAATGTCGCACCTTTCGCAACAAATTCTTTCTTAACCTGTGCAAATTTTGTTTTAGCTTCTTTTACAAGTTTAACCTTGGTTTCCGCTAAGTCTTTCTTGTCTTCATAAAATTCTGCAATTTCTTTAGACAGTGCTTCAACTACGAATTCTTCAAGCGTTGAAAACTTTGTTGCCATAGCTTTTTGATCTTCGTGTAATTCGCCTACTTCTTTACCTAGCGTTTCCATTACAAATTTTTGCATTAGGTTAGCGTTTTCACGCTGTGCTACTGCATACTTTGCTTTAGCTTCTGCTAGTTGTTTGCGGTCTTCTGCAAACTCTTGAAGTTCTGATGCAAGACGCTCTTCCAATAGTTTATCAATTGATTCAACCATTGTACCTTTGTCATGCTCGTATTTTTTAGCAAACTCTTCACGAAGTTCAGCTGTGACAGATTTACGGTTTTCCGTAACTTTAGCTTCCCATGCTTCTTCGATAGATTGACGCACTTCTTCAGAAACAACATCGTTTTCGAATAAAGTTTTTAGTGCATCCAACATTATAGTCTCCTTTTATTGGAGTCGACTGATTATATTAACCAGCGATTCTTTTAAATATTTTTGTGCCTTGTCGTCGTGTTTTGTTGCCTGTGCCAATTCGTATGCCTTATACCCACCACGGGCATTCATTAGGTGCTCATATATAGGCGTAGGATACGCCCCAGGAGCACTTGGTTGGGCAACAACGTCAACGGTAATGATTTCAAAATCACTAACTTCGCCACTGCCTTCTACTACGTTACCACTGCCTCTCGATGAAACACCTAGTTTAACACCACTTTGTATCATAGTGCTAACTAACTGCCCCATCGGAGTTGGTAGAATTTTCATTTTTCCGTAACCGTTTGGGCCATCCATCCACATTTCTGTGATCATATGACTTACGCGATCCAAATTAATGTTTAGACCTTCTGGATGATCAACTTCTCCAAGAACACTGTATCCTCCTGATACTTGATCGTTGAGAGTTTTGACAGCCCTACCAATTTCATTTACAGGATATACACGTTGGTTTGCGTTACGCACACCGCCTTGTATGCAGATGCCTTTCATAAAAAGGTCTTTGCCGCCTGTAGCGTTATCGGTAGACTCAACAACCATGCCTGCTTGGTCGAATGTCAAATGCTCTCGTAAATAGTTGTTCATCTATTAGCCCCTCTTAGCTGCCAATTGTTGACTTTTTATTGTCAGCTGTTTCGCCTGCGCCTTTTTTCTCTGCGCCATGGCCTGCTGTTACAGCACTTTGTGCTTTACCAGCCTTTGCACCCGGTTTGTTTACATTACCATGATCGTCTTCCTTAGCATTTTGGTCACTAACAGCATTACCTTTTAGTGCGCCTTTGCCAGCTTCGACTACATCGCCTGTATCACCCTGGTTCAAGTTAGATGCAGTGCCGCCCATGTTGTTTGCACTAGCAACAGTTGACTTAGACTTGTTGTCTTCGCCTTTTGGTGCTACTACTTTTTCTACATATTCGCGCATCTGCTCTGCGTTTGACTTAGGAGCTGATGTTTCATCTACTTCATCATCAGTTGCTTCGTCAACTTCTTCGTCATCTGATTCAAAAGCAACTGCTTCTTCTGGCTCTTCTTCAGCGTCCATGTCCATTTCTGGCTCATCTTCTGCTTCGTCGTCACCTTCATCACCTGACATCATTTTATCAAATTCTGCTTTTAGGTCGTCTAGTGCATCTTCAAGATCTTCAACACGATCTTCAACATCACCTTCACCTTCGTCATCGCCGTCCATTTCTGGATCTGCTTCAACGTCACCCATCATGTCATCTGCTGGATCGCCGCCCATATCGCCCATTGCTGGTGCCATTGGATCTGCTTCAACTTCAAACTCGTCTAGGTTAAAACCTTCATCTACTTCTTCATCAGTAGTTTCATCTAAATCTTCGTCATCTGAAGCTTCATCTAAATCTTCGTCATCTGACTCATCTACTTCTTCGTCAGTAGCTTCGTCGACTGCTTCGTCGTCTAGATCATCTTCTAATAAGTTTTCGTATATTTCGCGTGATTTCTCAACTACGATTTCGTGGAAAAGCTCTTCTGCACCTGCTTTGTCTTCATTGACTAGGCGCTCAAGCATTTCTTCAAATTTCTTTAAATCTGCCATTTTATTTTCTCCTGTTAAATGTAATACCTATGGTAAGGCTGTCAATTGTATTTAACAGATAGTATAAAATACGCATTAAAAGAGGCTCAAAACGGTTCGTTTTGGCCTAGCACCGAGAAAGATTGAACATTTTCTGGAAATCTTCAATAGTAATATGCTTTAAATTACTAAATTTATTTAGTTCTTCAGGAATATAATTATCAGGTGCTATTACTCTTATAAACTCAATATCAGTATGCGTACTAACAACATTCTTGGTTTGGCGCATCCAATTACCAAAAAACGTTGCACTATCTGAACTTTTTTTATAATTCATTGTATCAGCAAACAAGTTATTTAATTTACTACCATTTTCAAGACCTTTAAAATCAAATCCTAAAATAAAAATACGCTTATAATAATGTTCGCTTGCTAACCACAATGCTGTAGGACCACTTGACCAGCCCTTACTTGGCTGAAAAAAGTTAAAGCCTAACATGTTTTGATATGACTTGTTAGGATTAGTCCAAACTTCATGTCTGTGTTGATACTTGCTTTTGTTTATTTCAAGCACCATTTTAACATCTACTGCTACTAAGTAGTCTGGATCAAATGTTCTGTAGACAGCATTACATGCATATACTTTACCATGTGGTTTTATGTCGTCTAATTCAATAGGGCTTCTGCTAGTACCGTTGCCGATAACAAATGCTGTGTCAAAACGGGCTGATCTTACTTCTGGAACGACAATTTCTTTAGATAACAAAGACTGCTGTTTTTCATAGCGTCTTTGTTCTTTTAAAATTTGCCATTCTATTTTTGAAAGTTTAGTTTTATCTACTTTTGCCATTTACGCCATCGCCGCTTGCTGTTGTGCTATTCCATACATTTGTCTTACAAAGTCAAGTTCTTTAACTTGTTCTTTTGTATGTACTTCGGCAGCTTTGCGAGCGCGACTGATTTGGCGTAATGTTAATCTTGTTTTTCTTGTGTCGGAACTATCAACGATAGAATCGTCATAGCTAGGATCATACTGATCGTTTTCAGTAGGTTCTAGTGTTTCCTTATCGTAGTAAAATAGTTCTCTAAGTATCATGTTATTATTTATGCTTTATATTGTCTGTTCGCCTGCTGGCGCTGTTGCACCACCAACAGTTTGTCCGGTTGTAGTATCTGGTGGTGTGCCTTCAGACCCTACTTCTGGATCTAAATCATCGCCGCCAATATCTTCTGCACCGTCAATGTCTGCACTAATGCCTGCACTACTAATGCCTGCACTTCTCATTTCACCTGCGGCGTCTGAACCGCCACTGTTTAATGTTTCATCATTTTCTTCACGCCACATACGTTCGTTTTCTGCAATCTCTTCAGCACTCATGCCTAAGAAACGTTTCATTGCAAAGCGATTTGATATAAATGGTATTTGTTGTATTTGTCCAAAACTAGGTATACGTGCATTATCAAGTTCACTTTGTCTATATGCCGCAAAGTTTTGTGGTGCTTGGAATTCTAAATCAAACATTGCAGTATCAACATTTACGCCTTGTTCTAATAGATAGCGTTTAAAGTCTTGTGCAAACTGTTCTGTGATTAAACCTTGTAATCTTTCACAATAATTATTAAATCTTAACTCTTGAATGTATGCAGTGCCGACTCTTCCATCTTGGAATGAGCTTGCTCCATCATCAGCACCCGTAGGCAAATAGCTGGAAGGAATTCGTAAGCCGCGTACGAGCTTATTAGTAAAATATCTAAGGTCATCAATTTCTCCTAAGTTAGTTCCGCCTGGTAGTGTTTCAACTTTTGATCCACGCCCTTCAGCAGTTTGAGGGAAAAAGTAATCTTCGTTAATTGATAGAGGATTGTAACTACTGTCTATGACATTCTGACCACCTCCAGTCGCCGATGGGATACGTCTTTGATGTATTTCCGTTTTAACACGCTCTACAAATTGCATAGCAAGGTGTGATGGCATGTTGCCCACATCAACGTAGAATACTCTGCGCTCTGGCGCACGTTGTACTCGATAGATAATAATAGCATCTTCAAGTAATTCTTTTTGTTTGTAAACTTTAAAAATACTTTCAAGTAATGAATTACCAAACGGATAATTGTTGTCTAGTCCTTCTGATAAACTTAAATGTATTATATGTTCTGCATCAACAGCAACTTCGCCGTCTTCAGTACTAAATCTAGAACCATTTTGTGTAGTTGTATTTCCAACCATGCCTCTAGCGCCGCCTGTAAAGTAACCAGCGCCGCCGCCATTAATATTACCATTAGTTTGATATGGAGTTGTTGCAACCATATCTCTAAAGTTTAAATTAAAGTCTTTAATAACATATTGTTCAGGACGTTTGCCTTCTGACTCATTAACAATAATGCGTGTTAACTTTGCAGGATCAACATGATACCATTTTTTAGTTTCAGGATCTCTAATAAAAATTGCATCGCCGTATTTAAATACATTACGGAATATTCTAAACATACGTGTTTCAAACTTCTGTGCTTTACACCATTGCTTTAAATATTGTCCAAGAATTTGTATTTCTGAATTTGTTGCAGGTTTGTTAAAATGGAACTTAAAGTTAGTTCCGTTTTCGTCATTCATCTGTGTACAAAATTCAGCAAGGATATCTAGTGCCGCATTTACTTCACTATCATTATCCATTGTATTGTACTGACCGTAACGTTCAACACGATTAGGTGATCCTACATATACATCAGGTAAGTAACTTGAATAATTTGATCTTGCAGGTCCTGGTCTACCACCTGCTCCTGCTCCGTTTATAGGACTGTATGTTCCGTCTACACCATTATTTGTATGTACTGGTGTGAAATGTTTTTTCCAACTCATGTGTTATGCTCCCCTCATATAGTCGCCGCTCATACCTTGAGTATTTTTAAAGGTTCGCTCGTTGTAGTCTGCGCTTTTACTTGTATTTTGCGCAACTTGCTCTATTGCTGGTCTCATTGAGCTTGTTAGTGCTTCTTCCATTGGCTTTTTAAATTGCGATGGTAATTTCATTATAGCATCTTCTAATTTAGTTAAATCAATATCTACAGTTTGTGTATTGTTTGCTGTAGATATTTGCGTTCTAACTGTATTTAACATTCCGTTCAGGGTAGATATATTATTCCTGGCTAGTGTATCCATTACAGGGGTCAATACTTGTGCCGCTTGTGTAAAGTTGCCTGCATTAAACTGTTCAACTAATGATTCCATAGTTCCTGCAGAACTACTTTTTACAATAGAAGCCATTTGTTCAGGTGTAGTTACTGCTTCTAATCCATGTAATGCGGCTATAGTTTGGCCTCCAAAATCT